GGTCACCGTGAGACTGACCGAGCCATCGGGTATTTCTGCCATTACTTCCACACAATCTCCCTTTAAAAGCTTCATGCTCTTAACTCCTTGATTCCTAGTAACTCTGTCCTTCGTGGACTCTTCTCGGCGGGTCCAGCCGCCTTTACCTTCGCATACGTAACAGGTGACATTCTCATCCGGATGCAGGCAGCAGCACGTATCTTCGCCGCAGTCGTGTCCGGCAATACCGTCGCCTCCGCAGTTGCTACACTCTTCCCAGTCCTCCCGTTCATCGTCATGTATCTCACGTTGGCGCTCGTGGTAGTCGCATAGACCGTTGTAGAGTGCGGGACTGTCGCACTTCTCGCATTCCGGTCTTTCACTCAGACTTGTCATTTGCCTCTCCAGCAGTTTCTGTACGCATCGGCTCACCCTTGTCGGTTACTTCGGAGGAGTCTTCCGCTGGGTGGCCGGGGCATCCGGTTTCATAGCTAAACCCCTCGCATTCTTTGCCGAACGGCAGCACTTTTACGCCCTCAAAATCAAGAATGCGGAATTGTTCCTTCATCTGCGCGGCGGTCTTACCGTTGACTCGCCCGCACTCTTCCCAGTCGCGCTTTTTCCAATTCTTGAGCGCGCCAGAGACCGACTGACAAAGATGTAAGGTTGTTTTCATGTCATCACCTCATCCGCAAATAATTCCAATGTCCCGCCGATGGGTGGTTCGGCGCTTGGCATATCCGCCGGGAGTAGCTGAAACGCCAAAAGGCCCCCCTTCGTTTCCCCACATCGGCGAAAACCCGCCCGGAGATAGCATCGCCCAGGGTCGCGCTTTCGACGCACCTTTCCGGCATCGACAAATGTAACCATTCCAAGCGATGGGGGCTCGCCCCACTTCCATCGCGTTGCCGCCACGGCCTCCCGAATTAGCTCGCTCGAAAGGTCTTGGCTTTCGTTGCGAAAGAGTGAATTGATCCATGCCCCCGCCCACGCGTGCTTTGTGTACTCCGCAATAGGCCATGACGACACCCACAGCGCCTTTTTTGCATTTAGAAGCACCATGCAGCGCCCCGGTGGAACAAATTGTGGCGAGCCCACCGCCTGGCGATTGTAATGCCGATCTGCCAAGGGAAGCGCGGCGGTGTCGAATCTGTGTGATAATGCCCATCTCATTTAGTCCTTCTTGCCAGACACGTCGCAAGTACGTGCTAGCTCCACACGACGGTCCGTTCCGGCAGCTTCACGTCGTTCGTCTTCGCCCATTCGCGGATCCATCCTGCGGTGATCTTCACGACAGGATGCGACTCGGTCATGCCCGGCTTCAGAGCAAGGAACCAGCGCTCAGTCGGTGAGCCGACGTCCATTTCAAGTCCGATCAGGTCTTTGAGTTTTTCCGGATCACATTGTCTCACGTTTGCGATCGTGCCTACGAAGCAGGCGCATTCGCCACGATAAGCACTTCCGTCGATCTTTCCGTCGCAGACCGCCTTGTAGAGGCCAGCGACCTCCTGCTTCGCGATCGACAAGCGAGCGAAGAAATCTTCCTTGACGCCGTCCAGGTTCGCGCCGTCCAGGTTCGCGCCGTCCAGGCTCGCGCCGGACAGGCTCGCGCCGGACAGGTTCGCGCCGGCCAGGTTCGCGCCGTCCAGGCTCGCGCCGTCCAGGCTCGCGCGGACCAGGCTCGCGCCGGACAGGTTCGCGCCGTCCAGGTTCGCGCCGTCCAGGTTCGCGCCGTCCAGGCTCGCGCCGGACAGGTTCGCGCCGGACAGGTTCGCGCCGGCCAGGTTCGCGCGGGCCAGGCTCGCGCCGTCCAGGCTCGCGCCGGCCAGGTTCGCGCGGACCAGGCTCGCGCCGGACAGGTTCGCGCGGACCAGGTTCGCGCGGACCAGGTTCGCGCCGGCCAGGTTCGCGCGGACCAGGTTCGCGCCGGCCAGGTTCGCGCCGGCCAGGCTCGCGCGGGCCTCAATCGCCTTCTCGACTGCGATTTTCAGCGACGCCGCTTCGCACTCAAAAAGAACGCTTCCAGTAACTCTCGCTTTGATTTCGAACTTCATTCTTCATTTCTCCAATCACTGTTTACTAAATCGGTCGGAATCTCCTTTTCGGACATTACTTTGCTCATTCAATCAAATCCTCAAGCACCTTGCCCTGTGCTTTCGCGTAGATTTTTTCCAACATCACAGTAGAGGTATCGAGAAACTTGGCGATGTAAAGAAGCGGCTTTCCTTCCGCCGCCCATCGCGTCACTAGGGAACGCCGAAAATCATAGGGCACACATTTTTTCACCTTCGCGTGGAAGCAGGCCGTTCTCCATGCGCTCGCATAGGATAGTTGTGGACGCATTCGATCCACTTGCGAAGGAAAACAAAAAGGAGACGGGCGGCACCGATCGCGCCTCATCATCAAGATGCGCGCTACAGTTTTGTCGATCGGAATCGACCTGGAGCGCCCCGTCTTTGAAATGGCAGCAGGAATATCAATCCAAAGCTTCTCGTTTTGGATTCGAAGCATATCCCAACGCCATTGAAGGATTTCACGCGGACGACAGCCCATGCGCCAAAATGTATAAAAGATGAACCGAAATGGTCTTCGCGAGTGCCACAAAATGGCATGAACTTCTTTATCTTCTAAGACGCGGCCGACATCTCGGCGCTCGTCAGGATCTTCGATCTTGGGGAGGCGATCAATGTGACCCGCGTCTTTGGCAGCGCGCATGATTTCGATCAATGCTTTGCGCGCATTGAAAAACCGCGTGATCCGTTTTTGTTGCCCCATCCAATCAAAAAATACTTTCGGCGTGATGGCTTCGAGCGGCAACGCGCCAAACGCGGGAATGAGATGGCGTTCAACCTGATGAGCAAAAATTTTCTTGGTAGATGCCCGGATGGTCGGACGCTGAAGTTTTGCTTCAAGATACTGCATGGCAAACTCTCTAAACGTGACAGACGGTTTGTCGCCGGCAAGAGCCGATACGCCGGCCGTTAACTTTGCTATGTCCCGCTGAAGCGCGCGGATGCGCTCTTCTTTATCTGAGTCGTCCATGTCTCTCTCTGCTAAAAACCCGACCCCGGATAGGCCATCCATGGCTTACCGGGGCCGGATAGAAACTACTTAGGCGTGGCCAACCTGCGAGGAAAGAATCGCTTCTTTGCCCTTGAGCCACATCGTCGACGCCGTGTCGAAATCCTGGGTCACGCCGATTGCATAGCCGGCAGGCGTGAGCAGAACGGATTTCGCGCCCTGATAAAGCGCGCCGGTGCCGTGAGCATTCGAATACGGCTGAACGGCGACGATGCTGCCGCAATCGACCGGAAACGCACCGTTATTGAACGGCGTCGTGAACGTCTGAATTCCCTTGATTGAATTTGCCTGATTCATATTTTCCCCTTTGTTTTCATACTGCGTTAACGCATACTGACATTGCCAGGAAGGCAACTCTCTGCTGGCCCCCGCTCAGAAATGACGGGGGCCTTCTCTTGAGTCCGAGTAATGGAAGTCTTCCCGCCCAACACGTCGCGCACCGCACTAAGCGATACGCCAAGACGCTCCGCAATAATGGACATGGGTAGGCCTTCTTTCCTCATCTCCCAAATTCGATGCAAACGCTGCCGGTCGATGCGAACAGTCACAGAATGCGACTCAATTCCGCCTGAACGGCTCTCATGGTGTCTTTGCGAACAATGCTCGCAAACTTCTTGCGATCAAGCTTGAGTGCCTTGACCAGCGCTGGGATCTTGGCGACAGGCGGCGCAAGCGTTCCCTTTTCCCAGCCCGAAACATACTGTGATGCGGAATATTTCAGTCGATTGGCGACTTGGCGTTGGGTGAGATTGAGTTCCTCACGGCGGTTTTTCAGGAATTTTCCGAGAGTTTGCGAGGGATAAATCATAACGATCCTTTCAGTCCTTCTCAGGACGAATTGTGGTTTCGTCATAATTATCAAACTCGCCCGCTTCCTGCGACATTTTTCCTTGGACTCGTTCTCTTTTCGTATGAATCGGTTCTGATTCTTTGAGAATGGCCTCATTATGTTGAGATTGACCGCTTTCTGCGCAATCATCAAGCCCGATCGCAGTTTGAAGCTCGGCGGACATGGGCAGAAATTTCACAAATCGCCGAATCACCGTTTTGAGAGCCATCGCCTCATAGTCCGTTTGCCATGGGCTGAATCCCTTTGCCTTAGACCGCTGGCGCCTGGCTTCGACTTCTTGGCGAGTCATCACATCAAATTCTTTACGCCCATCGGGGAAGGTAGCCACACAATAAACGTGCGTTAGCTTGGGTTCTGTATTGTGAGGCATTGGCTTATGCTCAAGTTTCGGATGAAGCCCGCGCTCATAAGAAAAAATGTCACCCTCATACACTGCGACAGGCATCAAAATAGGGTGATTGGCGGTGCGATAGATCAAATCCATATAGCCGCGATAGCCCGGCTGAAAATTCACTTCCATGCGGCCGGATTTGTTGTTTTTGTATGGCAAAAGATACGCATGGCCCAGCGGCGTGTCGGGCTCCAGCCCAAGCTGGGCTGACTGAATAACGGCCCCCAAAAAGCTCTCTGGGGAGCACTCCAGAAGCTGAGGGTTTTTGCGGGCCGATGTCATCGCGATTCGCAGCATCCGGTCCGGAGTTACATGCCGGGGAAGGGCTCTCGCGATTTCCGCCTTATATTTCGCAAGCATACCGCTCAACGTGGTCTGCTTGGTTGCAACTTCTTGGGTCATAATTGAACAACTTTCCTAGCATGAAACGGAAGATCAATCGTTTGAAGCACCGTTGTTTTCTTGGGCCAAATTCCAGTGCGCTCACACTCAGGAATGCGCTCAAGCAGCTGCTGAAGCATGGTGCGCGCGTGGCAAAGAGTGTCCTCGCCGAACGTAAACAGGTTGATTTGACACTCTTCCGCGGAATCTCCCTTCTCCACAAGAATATGGACCTCATCAAAAGGCTTGCCAAGTTCCTGAGTGAGCAAGTCGCAATAAAGGGCCGACTGGAAATCATAGCCAAAGTCCCGCGCGCCCCAAATGAATCCATTTTCGGATGCGTCCGTCGTGGTTTTGAGATTGATGGAAACGCCACGCGCTATGTGGAGATAATCGGGCCTGACCTTACATTTGACCTGGGTTCCTGGATAATTGCCAATGATCGTCGCCTCAGGAATGGCGTCTTTGAGATATCCGACAACCTCCGAATCATCCAAAAGTGCTTTCACCATGCGATCAACAAGCGCATTTTCCTCTTCGTCGAGACAATACGCATTCGGGCGCTCGGACTGAAATGCTTTAAATCCTTTCGTCAATGATGAGCCATCTTTGTAAACCTCAATGATCGGCGCACGGCCGCCCCCAGAGAAATAAGACTCCAGCCGGACGTGCGTTGCCGATCCAATCACTAGCGCACGACTCTTGGGCTCCGGATTGGCCTTGCGCCATTTCCAATAGGCGAATGAACGCGCCATTTTGATCAAATCCGAAGCTCCATAAGCGGGATTGGCCAAATAATCGGACATCGACATTGTGAGCGGCTTTTGCATAAAATCTCCTTATTTCTCGGGCGGATGAATCTTGTTCATTGCAGAAACGTTTTGGCACCACATGGTTGCGGCGCCACACACGAATCCGCACAAAAATACGGCAAGAAAAATAGCGCCCTCAATCACAGGCCGCCCCATTGGGTGCGCCCTTCGGCAGCATGAATGAGTTCGCCTTTCAGGCGGTCCCGAAGCTCGGCAGAAAGGGCATAGGTCACATTGATTTCGATTGATCCGACAATCAGCATGGCCCGAAAATCATCAACGAAAGATCCGCCATCGGAGCCCGAAGGAAACACCGCCCCTTTGATTTGAAGCGGAAATGACGCATCAGTGTTCAAGGACACATCTTGGCCTTTCATACACACCCCATAGAGGCGCGTTCATCAAATTCGCGATCTTTGGCTTCTTCGCGGGTATCATGGCAGCAAGAGCATTCGCACTCATCCGGACCATCGCCCGGAGATTCGCAGCACTCTTCACCTTGATGAATTTCGCAATCAATCATGTCACTCATGACGCATACTCCTTTCATGAGAACTGGACGAGAATAGTCCTCTTATGATTGTTTCTTCTCCGCAGGCACTTCGATCAACCGGCGCAGAAGCTCTACAATGCTGGGCCGCGGATCAGTTTTCCCGGCCAGAAACCGCTCTACTGTTTTAATGGACATTCCTGTGGCTGAAGCAATGTCGACTGGGCGCTTACCAGTCTCTTTCATCCACTTCTTGAGTTCCGTTGGTGTCATGAGACCAGAATAGACTAAAGTCGGACTAAAGTCTAGTCAAAAAGCGCGGCAACTCGTCAATGAAAAGGGTGCTCAACGATCCGTTCAATGCGGAAGCGTTGCAGCAGCCGCTCGAATTCCGCAATCGGATCGACACCATTGAGTTCGGCCAGGCGACGCATCAGTTCGTAAATTTCTGCGGTTAAGTGCTCTTTTTTGTCAATGCCACAATCCCCAATTGGTTCAGGCATATATCAGCCATTTTCCGCTTCCATGACCGCGAAAGCAAGCGGCACTCAATAGATACGGTTGAATTCCGATAAGCTGGCATGTGGCGAAAACCTAAGACGAAACTAGGCCAGCAGATCAAGCCGCGCAAACAAGATGAAATTGGAGCCGAATATAGCCGCCTGGCAATGCGTCTCGGGCATCAATTCATCGTCATTGCTGAAGCGCAATCGGAAATCGATCGGTTGGAAAAGGATAATCAAGACCTTCTGACTCAGATGCGAAAGCTCCGATTAGAGGCTCAGCATTCCCCTCCACCGCCCCCCCAGAAAGAGGAAAGCAATGGAACCACTTCCCCAGCAGACCTTTCAGACACTCCCGACGAATCGCGAGGAGCTCCAGAAATTAATCAGTGATTCAGCGGAACTCTATGGGCTGACGCCAGACGATGACATTGCCGACGCGGTGGCCACAGCAATCATGCATATTCCGACTCCGCGGGCCATTCCCACGCTCGAATATTTCGGCGAATACGCGCGCCAAGCGGTAGCCAAACGCGAAGCCTACAACCTCCTCGCAGAGCTTCGCCAAAAGCGCGAAGCCAAAAAGGCCCCACCGGAAAGCGCGCCGGATGGGCAGCCCGTTCAAAACGCCTGAATTCCGCAAGCTCTTTGCGCAATGGAATAAGCGCCTTGAGGCATCAGGCCATCATGAAATCGAGAACTTCAATCTCAGAGAGCCGACGCTCAAGACATTCGAATGCTTCCGCGCCGAGCATTATACCGCTCTCCGGAATGAAGCCGTGCGGGCCTATTACGAAATGGCTGATGTGGTTTTGCGGACTTATCCATTCAAGACTCGCGAGCATCGTCGAATTTGGGAGCTTCACTGCCGCGGCGATTCAGTACGGAAGATCGCTACGCAAATCAACCATCCCAAGCTCTCAAAATCCACAATTTGTAACGTCATTGTGATGATCGAAATGGCGACAGGATTGCGAAATGGAAGAGATCAAGATTACGATTCGTAAGCCGACGCCAGCAGACAAGAACTTCATTCTGGCCACTTGGCTCAAGGGTCAGAGATGGGGAAGCCAGCACTATTCCTGGGTACCTCAGGATCTCTATTTCGATAAATATGGTCCGAAAATCATCGAAATCCTGAAAACTCCCGGCGTCGATATTCGAATTGCTTGTGACCAAGAAATTCCGACATGGATTGCTGGTTACTCGATTTTCAAAGACCATGAACTCTATTGGATTCATGTCCGCAAGGATTACCGCGGCAAGGGCATCGCCAAGCTTCTTTTGTCAGGACAGCCCATTACGACAGCAAAAGCCATGACCTGGACTGGCGCCGCAATCGCTGAAAAACACGGGATCGCTTTTGATCCCTTTTAACGGAGGAACGATGGAAGAAACAAAGCCGCAAACGAAGACGCAGAAACGAAAGACCCTTGCCGAGCTTTTCGCTGAACCCTGTGCGGTCGCGATCAATGATACTCAACTTCATCAGGCATTCATGCTGAAGGGAGCAGGAACCGAAAGCTCACTCCATCCGGGACGTCCAGGGCTCAAGGATATTAAGCTCGTTTATCATCCGGGTTACGGACTCATCGGCTACAACAAGGGCAGATATTTTCTTTCTCCCGCACCGAACGTCATCGTGGCGCACGAGTAACCCATTTTTAATGGCAGAAAATGGGAAAATTCCAGAAAGGTCATCCGGGGGGACCGGGGCGACCGCCGACACTTCTGCCGGAAGTTCAGCGCGCGATTGACGCAAACCGCAATGCAGTAAAAGTCCTGATATTACAAAAGGTTGAGAAACAGGCCGAAGAATGGATCGATCGAATTATCAAAGAGGGACTCGAGGCGGGCGACGTCGTGCGGTTCAAAACGCTGCTCGAACTCGCTTTGGGGAAGCTGATCGATGACCCGCCGGAATTCCCTCTCACAGAAGATGAAAAACTCCTGGTTCTCGAGTATCGCAGAAGGCGTCGAGCCATCGCCGGAGATTCAGGCGTTTCTGGATGAGGCACTCGCAAAAGATGGCCCATTCAAGCTTGGCGGCCAGTTCATTCTCGAGGAATTCCTTTTCCGCGAACAGCTGAATTTTGTTCACGATCCGGCCCGATTCGTTACTGCCGTTTGTTCGGTGCGCGCCGGCAAGACGACTGCTTGCGCAGCGGACTTGGTCGACACAGCGCGAAAGAACCCTGAAACGATCGGCCTCTACATCACGCTCGCCCGCTCGAGTGCCAAGCGAATCGTTTGGCCGGAATTGCACAAGATCAACCGCGAATACGAACTCAAGATGCTCCCGAACGAACAGGATCTCTCCATGCGATTCCCGAACGGCAGCATGATCTACTGTTCTGGAGCCAACACCGAGCCTGAGATTCAGAAGTTCCGCGGACTTTCGAACGTCGCACTGGTTTATATTGATGAATCCCAAGCATTTCGCGCGTTTCTGAAAGAATTGGTTGAAGAGATTCTGATCAAGCGTCTCTATGACACCAACGGCCGATTGAGACTCATCGGAACGCCAGGCCCGATCCCAGCCGGTTACTTTTACGAGGCGAGTCAAAGCTCACAATGGAGTCATCACGCCTGGACGCTTCATTCGAATCCCTGGATCGAAAAGAAGTCAGGAAAGACGGTCGCGGAGCTCATCGCGCAGGACTGCGCTCGCCAGGGCGTTGGACTCGACCATCCCTCGATTCAGCGCGAATGCTTCGGCCGATGGGTGCTCGATTCGACGGCGCTTCTCCTCGAATACAACCCAGAACGCAATCATTACGATGTCTTACCGCCTGGGAAGTACGTCTACATCCTGGGCATGGACTTTGGCTTTGATGATGCCGATTCGTTTACTGTCTTGGGATGGCGCGAAGGATCCCCGGATACTTATCTCGTTGAAGAGCTCGTAGCGCCGAAACAAACCTATGAACAAATGGTGCAAAACTTTGAGGCGCTTTGTAAAAAATACGCGATTTCGAAGGTGGTTGCGGATCCGGGCGGCGGCGGCAAGAAGCTCATCGAGTCCCTGCGTCCGCGCTATTTGATTCCCATGGAGCCGGCCGACAAACTCGGTAAAATTGCCAACTATGGCCTTCTTAACAACGCTCTTCGAACTGGGCGCTTCTTTGCAAAGAAAACGTCGCGCTTCGCCCAAGACTGCAACCTTTTGGAGCGCGACCGGGATCGGTCGACTCCTGAAAAGATTGTGGTCAAAGGTCACAGCGACGCGGTGGATTCCTGCCTTTACGCGTTCAAGGAAAGCCCAGCCTACGGCTATACGCCCCCCGTGGCGCCCCCCAAGCCCGGCTCTCCTGAGTGGGCCAGGGCTCAAGAAGATGAGATGCGCAGCCGGCTCTACAACCAAATCAAAGAAGAGCAAGACGCCCAAAAAAACCTGACGGATTACGACGAGTGGTACAAGTACGGCGGCTGAGTCAGCGCCGACACACATTGTCATCGCGTGGGACTAATGTCAGACTATAGTCATGAAGCATTTGATTTGGTTCTTCATGGTGTTCTTGAATTCGGCCTTGGCAGATGACGCATGGATCTGCAAAGAGGAGTCGAGCATCCGGCGCGGGCACGAGATCGCCGCTTGCGGCATTGGCCGCGGCAAGACGGAGGCCGAAGCCAGGCTTTCAGCGTTTGACCAAGCCAAAGCGGAGTTTGACCGGATCTGTGCGCTTAGCGCCGATTGCATGGGGCGACGCATTGTCGTCACTCCCGCGCGCACGACATGTGCAGCAAATGACGACTTCAAATGCTATCGCATGGTGGTGTTCGCGATTCAGGACAAAGCGGCGCTTCCTCCGCCGCCCGACGAGCTTGAGGCTTACGCCGGCGACCGAGAAATCGACATCTCCTCCAACTGAAGCTTTGTGCGTACGGCATTCATGACGCGCTCGGGCACGAGATCATCCATGCACTTGGGCGCGTTGTAGCCAATCGGGCACCTTCCCAGCCAATCGTCTTTCAGCCAATAGCAAGCATCGGGACACGTATCCGCGCGAAGATTGGCGTTCTGCTCATATCCATAAAAATAATCGGGAGTCGGTCCGAACATCACGACACAGGGAACGCCCATTGCTGTGGCAGCATGAACAAGTCCCGAGTCGCCATCGATATGAAGTGCTGACTCTTTCAAAATGTCGAATGCCTCAAGAATCGTCGTTTGATTGATCAGACACGCGTCCACGCCATCGATTGGGCGTGCAGTCTCGGCGCCAAGCTGAAGGATCTTGTAATCCGGGAGTTCCGCTTTGAGATACCGCACAAGCGCATTCCAGTGCTCCCATTTCCAGCATTTCGTCGCCCGGCCAGTCACAATATGCTCACTTTGAATCTCGTAACCGTCATGAATCGTTATGTATTTTTCCGCTGGAGCCAAGCGACCCGGTCGATAAGGCGCAAGGGATTGCCCAAGCATCATTGCGGGGAGCGAGCGCCGGTCGTATCCATTTGCGCGCGCCCAACGAGCAAGTGCGGTGTCGAAATGAGGATGACGCTCCGTCATGGTTCGAAGGGTAGGATGGACAGACAGGGCGCGCGATAGTGCATTCCAAAGCGGTCGCGCAAAACCGGGAAGTCCAAGATCGCCCCCCTTAAAATTGAAGCGCGCAACCGCATTGATTTCGAGGAACCAGGAGTAAAACGGAATCGGGACTTGCTTCGCCTCTGGAGTATCAGGCGTTTTCACATAATTAAACGCCGTCGCATGCCGCGCCCACACCTCAATCGGATAAGAGCGGAATAGTTCTCGAACCAACGGAATGGCCATAACGACATCGCCGACGCCCCCATTGAGTAAAATCGGCACAACCGTGGGCGTAACCCAATCTGGACGCGGCGAAAAAATGATTCGCTGTTCTTGGGCGGCGGTGAGTCTCGAGAATAGATTTAAGGCTTGATCCATACGTGAATGTAAGAAGCCACGGCGGGTTTAATTCCCATGCGATCGAAGAAATGGCGAATCAAATAGTGTTTTCCCGTGCCGTCTCCATTGCAATCATCGACTGCGATCATGCAGCCGGATTTGAGCCGGTCCCAGACACAAGCGAGTTCGCCTACGGCGTGAAGTTCGGACGGACCATAGGGAGGATCATGATCGTAGGAATCGAGAAACAAAAGGTCCGGCTCTCGCATTGCTTTTGTGCTCAGGAATTCGATCGAATCGCTATTATGAATCCAAACATTCGGACAAAGCCGTTCCGCTAGGACACAATTCTTTGGATCGATATCCACAGACTCCACTTCGATAGCTTCATCTTGCTGGGCCATCCATTGCCACTGAAGAGTCGATTGTCCATTGCCAGCCCAATCGCTCTCTGTTCGAATGCAGCCAGTTTCTACAATCCGTGGGCTTGCGACTCGAGAGAGCCGTTTCGCGATGAAGCTATAGCCCTCCCACCGCATCGTGTCCTTGAGCTTGGGCGCAAACTCTTTTTCCCATTCTTCATATGAAAACGACACAAAAGCCCCCCTTTTTGATCGATTCTCGCACAATTTGGACATTTATCCGTAGTCATGGAGCTGCCCTGGTTAAAAAACAAGAACAAGAACCAAGGTGGCGGCTCCTCAATTGAACGATATCCAGACGAAGGAACGTCAACGGATCGATTAATCGATATGGTCGCCGACGAGCTTTTGGCAGCGCTTCAAGCGCGAGATCGCGCGGGATTTCGTGAAGCACTTCATGCATTTGTGTCGGTCATTCAAGAAGAGGATGAGGCTCAAGATGCCGCTACAGCCGGGGAAATCTAAGGCTGCTTTTACGCACAACATCAAAGCCGAGATCGCTGCCGGCAAACCGCAAAAGCAGGCTGTCGCGATTGCCTATTCTGAGAAGCGACACCACATGGCAGAAGGCGGTGATGTCGACTCCGATTTGATCGACATGGTCACAGATGAATTCTTCAAGGCCGTGGAAACTAAAGACAAAGCACTTCTGAAAGACGCGCTCAAGGCGTTGATCATGCACATTCAGGATCTGGACAAAGAACAAGACGAGGAGATGGGTTCATGAGCATGTCGGCTTCGAAGTTGATGGCAGAGTATCGCGCAAAGAAAAAGAAGATGAAAGAGGAGCATTCGGACGCCGTCAAGCTTTCGGGCATTCCCGAGGATGCCACTGACATGGAAGTGATCAAAGGCATGGAGCCAGGTGAACGCTTGAGTGAAAACGAGCCGCCAGTGCGCGACGAAGAGCCGTCTCTTGAACAGCTTGAGAAAGAACAGACTGCTGCTCAACCGCACCTAGATGAGGCGCCCGATCCCAAGCAGATCAATCAACCCGAAGATGGTCCTGTCGAGAACCGCAAGGCCAAGCTTCGCAAGAAAATGGGCATGATGAAAGGCTGAGATGGATCTCAAGGAAGCCAAAGCATTGATTGCTTGGGCGCAAAAGCGCGGAATTCATTCGCTGAAAGTCGCAGACATGGAGGTGACATTTCGCGCGGATTTTGTGCCGAAGAAAGCCGCACCGAAAGCCGCTCCAGTGGCTCACTCTGCCGATGGCATCAAGACGATTCCTGCCCCGCCGCCGCCGCCAACGCTGGATGAGATCAACGCATGGATTCATGCCAATGACACCGAGGCGCACTAATGCCAAAGGTTACGCCCAAAGAGAAAAAGCCCGGGCGCGGAGTTGAACGCCAGACCATCATCGCCAAGACGAAGGAAGATCAGAAGCTTCCTTCGGGCTCCTATTCCTGGTGGAAGGCGCAGAACGATAAGGATCTTTGCTTCCAAACGATCGCGACAGCGAACTATCTCCAAAAGACCCAGCAATACCGCGTGAAGGGCGCCTCAATCTTTAGCCGGATCTATTCTGGCAAAGGACTGATGAATTACGCGCTCAATTCCAAGATCCTCGACACGTCGAATCAGCTTCCTGTGCGCCGCCCTACGATGAACGTCACCCAGAGCTGCATCGACACACTCGTTTCGCGGATGACGCAGAATAAGCCACGCCCGGTGTTTCTGACCGATGCCGGCTATTACAAAGAACAGAACTTAGCTAAGCAACTCAATCAATTTCTGATGGGCGAATTCTATCGCGTGAAAGCCTACGACAAAGGTCGAATGAATCTGCGCGACTCCTGCATCTTTGGAGATGGCTTTCTCAAGGTCTATCGCAAAGACAACAAGGTCGAGCTGGCCAAACGGCTCACTACCGAGCTTTACGCGGATAAAGACGATTCCTGGTATGGAGACCCGCGCCAGCTCCATGAGTTCATGCTGTCGGACCGAGATGTAGTATCCGCCATGTGGCCAAAGGCGCGTTTGGATATCGACAAGGCGTCTAGGGCTTATGTCGACGGCTCCGGAGAAAGCGCAGAAACCATTACTGATCAGATCATTCTGGTGGAGTCTTGGCATAAACGCTCTGGCGCAAATACCGACGATGGGCGTCATGTCATCGTTTGTTCCGCCGGCGTGATCTTGGACGAGAAATGGGACAAGGATAACTTCCCTTTCGTCAAAATGGCCTACAATCCGCATTCGGTGGGCTATTTCAGCCAGGGCCTAGCCGAAATGCTCATGGGCACTCAGCTTGGGATCGATACGATCCTTCGCACGATTGCTGAAGCCATGAACCTCGTGGGTGTTCCCAGGGTGTTCATCGATGAACTTTCCAAAGTGCTCGAGACAAGCCTCAACAACAACGTCGGCACGATCGTTAAATACCGCGGCACAAAGCCCATCTATGAAGTCGCTCCGTGCATGCCCCAGGAGATGTATGAGCATTTGATGCGACTGATTCAGTTCGCCTATCAAATCTCTGGCATCTCCGAGCTCTCTGCTGGCTCCATTAAGCCTGCGGGACTGAACTCTGGCGAAGCACAGCGCGTTTATCTCGACAACCAAGACATGCGCTTTGCCTCTCTGGAAGATCGCTATTCTCAGCAGTACATCGACCTGGCCTATCTTATGATCGACGAGGCCAGAGACATTGCCGAGGAGACTGGCGAGTACACGACGGTTTTCCCGAACAAAGATGGCACACGCGAAGTGGATTTACCGAAAGCTGCGATCCTGAAAGATTCCTACATCATTCAATGCTTCGATGAGTCGATGTTGCCACGCGACCCGGCTGGGCGCTATGCACAGCTCTCCGAGATGTTGGCCTCCGGAGAAATCACACTCGAAGAATTCCGCTCGCTCCAGTCGCTTCCCGATCTCAATGAGAGCGATAAGCTCGCCAATGCTCTTCGGGATCGCATCAAATCGATTCTGGATGACATCGTTGAAAATGGGACCGATCCCGTCGCCGATGAATTTCTCCTCGATCCGACCGATCTCGCTACCAAGATCGCGGTGCAATATGTCAATCGCTACACGATTGCCAAGCTCGAAGACTCGAGACTTCAAAAGATCCACGCCTTTATCACGCAGATCGCCACCTTGAAGCAACAAGCGACCCCGCCCCCACAACCCATGCCGGCGCAGGCGGGAGCACCAGGAACGAATCCGAATGCCCTCCCTGCGCCGGTCCCCCCACAGGCCCCCATGAGTGCAGTTTCACAAGCAGCCTAACCATTCCCAGAAAGGAATCATTCCATGCCGACCATTACTCCGCAAGGACGCCCAACTATTGGAGGATCGGACGACTCGATCCCTCAGCGCACAACCGTAAAGGTCTCCACCGGGATCAATCCAAGCCCAAAGACCGCTCCACAGCCCCAGGCCGCCCCACCCAAAACTGGACAATCATCCGTAGGAGAAGAGACGCGTCCGCCAGCAGTGACACTTTCGCCCCAGTTGTCGGCCTTAGCTCGCAAACAACAGAAGCTCCAAGCGGAGATTCAAGCGCAACGCGAGAAAGAGGCCGCCTTCGAGGCAAGCAAAGCGGATTTCGTGCCGAAGTCTGCCTTTAAGGACAAGCTCAAACAAAACGCAGCTGAAGCCCTGGCGGAACTCGGAACGAATTACGACGAGCTCTCGCAGCTGATGTTGGCTCAGGCGCAAGGAGCTGACCCGAATGCGGAGCGAATCGAGCGACTCACATCCGAAGTCGAAAATCTTAAGAAATCCCAGGAAGAAAACGTCAACAAGCAGTTTGAGGCCACGTTGAAACAATACAAGGCCGAAACCGACGCGCTTGTAGCATCGGACCCCAAGGCGTTTCACTTCATTTTGAAGGAAAACCTTCAGGATGACGTCGTCCAGCACATCGTGGACACCTGGAAAGATGATCCCGATCAGGTTTTGACCGTGGCGCAGGCCGCAAAAGAAGTGGAAGAGGTTTTCCGCGAAAAAGCCAAGGCCATTGCCGAACACCTGAAAGAATTGGAACCCGCCGAAGCGCCGGCTGCTCAATCCCAGAAGACACTTCCGCCGCCCAAAACAGCAGCGGCACCAAAAACACTCACCGAACAGGTCGCAGCCTCGCCAACGCAGAGGACTTACGGCCAGTTCCAACATCTGAGCATGAAGGAGCGGATCGCACAATCGATCGCTCGCGCCTCGAGGTAAAAGACGAACGTCTCTTTCTTCCGGGTGAGGGCCATGGGGCCAGCTCGGAAGAAAGACGATAGTCGTGTCCTTCACAACGCCTCAATATTCAAACAGTGCGGATAACGTACAAGTTCTCAAAGAACTGTACACCGATGATAGCTGGGTGATGAAAGACCTGGTTTACGTCGGCAACCCCGCACTTGCTCTCCTTCCCAAAGACGAGTCGGCCGATGGCATGGGCGGCAAAAGCTTCCCGGTCCCGGTGCTCTACGCCCCGCCCCAGGGCCGTTCGGCGACGTTTGCCACTGCGCAGAGCAATCAGACTGCGCCGTCGCTTGGCGAATTCTACGTCACCACGATTTCTAACTACCAGCTGGTGACGATTGATAACCGTTTCATGGAAGCCACGCGTACGAACGTGTCGGCCTTCATGGACGGCGCCACGATGAACGTCAACTCGGGCATCATGAACATCACGATGGACCTGGCGCACGATCTGTTCAATGACGGATCTGGCTCCCGCGGAACGTCGGGCCTTGGTAACGGAACGCAGACCTCCGGCACCGGCGTCATCGTTCTGGACAACGCTGCTCAGGCCGTTCAGTTTTGGCCTGGCATGTCGCTTGTAAGCTATTCGGTGAGCGGCACAACCGCAACGCAGTCCACTGGCGCGAACGTGGCCTATGTCATTGCGGTGGATCCTTCGGCTGGAACGGTCACTGTTTCGACGTCTCAGGGCGGATCCGGCGGCTTGCCTTCCGGCTGGAGCACGTCGTTTCCGTATCTCGCCGTCCAGGGCGACGTGAACTTCGCTTCGGGCGGTCTGGCGTCTTCGCTGATGCTGAAGCTTGCTGGCTTTGGCGCATGGATTCCTGCGACGGCTCCGGGCAGCGGCGATATGTTCTTTGGACAGAATCGCTCCGTTGCTCCGACCTCTCTCGCCGGAAACCGCTTCAACGGTTCCAATGAGACGATTGAGGAAGCTCTGATCGACGCTGCGGCTCAGGTTGCACAGGTTAGGACGGCTGCTGGCTATCCTGATTATTGCTTCATGAACTTCACGAGCTATGCTGCTCTCATCAAAACCCTTGGCTCCCGCGTGCAATATGTGGACGTCAAGCATGATGAGATCGACATCAGCTTCGAAGGCATTCAGGTCATCACGGCTTACGGCAAGATCACGGTCCTTCCGGATCGTAACTGCCCGGCACAGACGGCCTATCTGATCACCATGAAGACCTGGAAGCTCAGGACTCTCGGCCGCGCTCCGAAGATCCTAGTCTATGGTTCGTACGACTCCAACCAGGGTCTGCGTGTCGGAACGGCAGACGCGGTTGAAATCCGTATCGGCTACTACGGCAATCTGACCTGCAATGGTCCGATCGCCAACTGTTACGTGAGCTTGGCTCAGTAATCGGTCTCTCCACAAGCGGGGCTTAGACTTCGGTCTAGGCCCCGCGTCGTATTTCGCGCGGTAGCTCAGCGGCAGAGCGCCAGGTTTACGGCCAATCTCTGGAGGACGGATGTTCAAATCATCCCCGCGCGAGTTTCTGGACATTTATCCGTATTAGCAAAGGGCTCATCCTTTCACAGCCCCTGTGAGTAGGGCACTAACTCCCTGGGTTTATACGCGGTGCCGAAGGATGCATCATGTCAACAACTTGGATCAATCGCGGGCATATGTACTGTCCGCATGTCCGTCCGATCATTGTCGATTGCAATTTCATCGTCGATCATACGAATGGCAATGGTCTTGGAATTCGCTCTCTTAAGGGCCAGGGCGTGACTAACGTCTTCATGAATACGAACCAGACTCCGGGCAAAGGTCCGAATGGTCTTTTAAACCCCAATCCCGCCGCTGGATATATCCTGGTTCAGCTCGCTGACAATTTTCAGCGTTATTATGGCGGATTTTCGGGCTTCGCAAGTCCTCTCAGCGGATCCAATGTCAATATTGACGCTTCGGATGCTGCGCTTGTGGTGGGCGGTGCCTATGTCATTACTTCGCTCGGCACTTCGACCGCAGCCGACTGGCTTGCTGTCGGCGTCCCTCCTGGTGTTACGCCAGCGGCCGGCGTTGCCTTCATCGCAATTGCGACCGGCGCAGGAACTGGCACTGGCCATGTGCAGGTGATTAAGGCATCGGGTTCGGGCTGCGATCATATCGAAGTCGTCGGCGACCCGAACAAGAGCATCGGCCCGATTCCGGTCGGCGGAAGCCCCAATGTCGGCGGATTCATCACGCTGGCGTGTTTCAGCTATGCCTACAACGTGGGCACGCCGTCAAACTCGGCCAATGCGGTAACTGCGCCGGCCGATAATACTGTGATCAGCCTTGCGTTCTATTTGGACCAGTCGAGCGTCATCGTCGCAGGCGAATAGTCTACGACACCGCGCGGGGCCGGGCTTTCAAGGGCTCATCTCGGCTCGGCCCCGCATTTGAGAAGGGATTGAATGCCGGCTCCAAGCGCGCCAACAGCGAATACAGTCATCCTTCAGACAGGAAACGGGAACAATCTCATTTCCTGGCCCATTATTTCAGGAGCCACAAGCTACAAGGTTCAGCGATCCACCGATGGCGTGAATTTCTCGGCCTTAGCGACGCCTGCGCTGAATCAGTATCTCGATACTACAGGAACGGTCGGGACAGCTTATTATTACCAAGTCGCAGCATCAAACGGTTCTGGCGACTCTGCTTACACGCCGAGTTACCCGGCCTCGATCGTTCCTTGCCTTCCTGGCCAAATCAATCTCGGGATGATGCGATATCAGGCGCAGCTCAAATGCGATCAGCTGAATTCGAATTTCCTGACCCTGGACGAATGGAACATCAATCTCAACAAGAGCCAATTCGAACTCTTTGACATTCTGACTCGCAAAGACGGCGAAAACTACGTCCTAGCCAGTCCCTACACGATTTCCACGACGGGAGTGAAGAATTATCCCCTTCCAGATGGATCTGCCGCCTTCGCAGTGAATGGAGTCACGCCGCCTGCCGTCTACAAGCTCCTGGGCATTGATTGCGGCGTTGCTGTCGGCAACAATGCCTGGGTCACACTCCCGCGCTACAACTGGATTGATCGTAACAAATTCATTTATCCACAGCTCCAGGCCAATGCGCTAGGCGTTTTCAATCTGTCCTATCGCCAGATGGGAAATAGCCTCTATTTCATCCCCAATCCATCGGCAGGCCAGTTTATTCAGGTCTGGTATGTGCCGATCATGACGATGCTTTTACAGGACGCCGACATGCTGAGCTTCAGCATCTCTGGCTGGGATGAATACGTGATCATCGATGCTGCTATCAAAGCGGCTACCAAGCGCGAAGACTATGAGCTTGTCATGCAACTCAAACAAGACAAGGCCGCAATCCTAGAGCGTATCGAGTCGACAGCTGCCAATCGGGATCAAAGCATTCCGAATACCATTTCCGATACGAGAACCAACACTGGCTTTTACGATGGCGGAGGCTTCGGTGGGACGGGGCACGGTCAAGCGGGATGGCTCATTGCGTTATTTCCAATGGGTTCCGCGCACAATATTGGAAATCATCTGTTGAGACATTTTGAATCGTTGCGCCAATTTAATTTGGGATATGTCGCCGCGTTTATGGCGCTTGCGTATCTTTCTCACAAGTTTCCAAGTCAATTTGGCCGATGGATTCCGCTCGCCAGGGCTCGCCACCTTATCGCCTCGCGCATTTCTGCCCTTGCGCACCATGTCGGCATGATTGTCGGCCTGAGTGCCCAGAAACATATGGGAAGGTCGCACACATTGCGGATTATCGCAGCGATGGCAGCAATGAAGCGATGGATCAATCCATCCATGCGTCAGTTCGTACGCAAATCGATGCGCGCCGGTGGTTTTTCGGATTCTTATGGGTCTGCGCCGAATATCCCAGCAAACTCGTCCATATCCCTTGGGATCAAGATTTCCGAGCCAAATCCAGCACGTTTTCGTTTTTTTGACTCTCTTCCAAAAATAATCCGCAGAGGGTTTGGGCATGCCCGGTCATGTATCCAACGCGCCATTAGTAGTCAAGGTGCCAAATGAACTCCGTTCCGCGGGTCCAGACTTCAGACCGGAATATTAATCAGCTTCAGAGCAACATCATCCCGCCGCTCAATACTGCGCTTAACAACCAACTTTTGAACGGGCTTCTTTTGCAGAATGTCGCGCTGGCTTCTGGCGCCAATTCCGTCAACACGACGCTGGGACGAAATCTGATCGGATGGTTAGTCACGCGCTGGCATGGCTCCTATCAAAATATTTACGACACGCAGGATACCAATAAGACGCCTTCTCAGACGCTTCAACTCGTGGCCGCAGGAGCTGTCACCGTCGATCTCTGGGTGTTCTGATGGCGGCGCCTTATCTTGTTCCGCAGGAACTTAACTTCCCATTCGCGCAGGGCATCGACACAAAGACCGACCCCAAGCAGGTCCTTCCTGGAAAGCTTCTCGTCCTTCAGAATGCCACATTCGCCAATCCCAAAGAACTGCGCAAGCGCAATGGCTATGATCTTCTGTCATCCTCTCTCTCCGGAGGAAATGCGCTGTCCGCGTTCAAAAATCAGCTCGTGGCAACCGATGGACAGAGCCTCTATAGCTGGTCCGGCGAAGAAAGCGCGCCCTACAATCAAGGCGCGTGCGTCGCTTGCGATGTTGCGACACAGAGCATTTACAAGAACTCCAACCCCATTACTCAGTGCGATTGGGCTTATGACCCAAGTTCTGGCCTTTCCTGTTATGTGGGATCGAGCGCATCCAATGTGCTCATCATTGTCCAGGACACGGCGACGGGAAGCATCATTTACCAGCCCGTTCTCAATGACACTGGAATTCAGATCAGTAAAGTCGTCGTTTTCAACGGATCCTTTCTCATCCTCATTTCGAACGGCTCCTGGTCGAACGGTCCAGGCACTCTGCTTGGCTTTCACATCCCCATTTCTGCGCCTTCGAGCATCACAAAAATCGGAACCAATCTTTTAACGAATGTTCTTGGATTCGATTGCATCGTTTCTGGGTCCAAACTGTTCTACTCGGCCGCCGTCGATTTCACATCGTCTCAACTCAACTACATCGACACGAGCTTTACGAATCACACGGGGACGACGCTGTCTGGAAACTACACCACTCCATTCATTACAACCGATGGATCGAATAATCTTTGGGTGGCGGGCTTCATTCAGGGTTCAGGAACAAATAGTGACGTGAAGTATGAAATCTGGAGCAATTCGCTTAGCTCTGTTCTTGGTCTCACTACTCTAGACTCAACCATTTCCATAGCCGATGCAGATTCAGGCGTCGTTACATGCTCGGTTAATGGAACCACCGGCACGTTCTATTATGGTCCCACTGAAGTCATTACCAATACGTCTGGAGGAATCAGTTACTCGGACCAGGCAGGCGGCTACATCAATACAAACACAGGAACGAGCGGCGGAACGGTTGGCTCTGTCACGACCATCATTCGCTCGCTGATTCTCGCGAGTAGGCCATTTTCGTTCAATAGTGAAATCTGCTTAGTAGGCACCTATCAATCGGCGCTGCAAAGCTCCTATGTTCTGATCACAACATCCGGCCAGATCCTGGGACAGCTTGCCAATGGCAACGCATACTTCGGAATGGGCGCCTTTATCAATACGCTTCCTGGTGCAGGGACCTTGGCGCAGCTCCAAGGATTTCCGTTATCGCTCGTCACTCCGACCAGCACTGCAACAGGCAATATCCAATTCCCCTATTTGGTTGTGGATCAGCTCACTACGGTGGGCGGCCAGGTGCAATCCCAGGCTGGAATCAATGCCGCCATCTTTACTCTGGGCGATCCCGCGATTCATTGTCTTGGCGCCAATAATCTTCTGTTCTCTGGTGCTTTGCCGCGAATCTATGATGGTGTTTCAACAGTAGAGCAGGGTTTTCTGAAATACCCAGAGAATCTGACACAGACGACGGCCACATCCGCCGGCAGCATGGGTCCTGGAACGAACACCAGCGTTTCATATCAGTGGGTCGCCGTTTACGAATGGATGGATGCCCAAGGACAGATTAATTACAGCGCGCCATCCCAGCCCTTGACTGCGACCGTTGGCGAAGGGAGCGCAACCACTCACAATGCAAGTTTAACATCGGGATCAACCAAGATTACTTCCGCTGGTTCTGGATTTCTCCTAGGACAGGTCATTAGTGGGACCGGAATCACAAGCGGGACATACATTGCGGACGTTCTTGGCGGTGGCAGTTACATTTTGAGCCAGCCCGCCACAACCACTGGAACAGAAAGCATTTCGACGACGGACACCAACAAAGTGACGGTGGTCATCCCGACACTGCGACTCACCGCAAAGCCCAACGTCGTCATTTCCCTCTGGCGAACGCTTGGCAATGGCACAACCTTTTTTAAGGTTACGTCCATCACGTCTCCAACGTTCAACAGCACGACGACGGACACCGTTTCGATCATCGATAGCGTTCCCGATGCGATATTGAGCGGAAATGAGCAGCTTTACACGACCGGGGGTGTAATAGAAAATATCTGTCTTCCCCCGGTCTCTGCGGTTTGGAACTACCAGGGTCGGATCATGGCCGTGACGGAAGAAAATCCGCTGGTCATTTGGCCATCTCAACAGATTCAGCCCAATGTTCCTGTTGAATTCAATGACACCTTCCCATTTCAACTCGATGAGCAAGGCGGCGGAGTTGTCGCTGGCGCACAAATGGACGATAAATGCATTTTTTTCAAACAAAACGGCATTTATTTCATGGTGGGAAGTGGTCCGTCTCAAAACGGGCAGAATAATGATTTCAGCACTCCGCAGCGCATTCCTACGAATGCTGGCGTCACGGATCCCCGCTCTGTCGTGCTCACTCCTGGCGGAATCATGTTCAAGGGCGTCAACGGAATCTACCTTTTGGATCGGTCCTTGGCCGTTCAATACGTAGGTGCGGATGTCGAGGCTTACAACTCTTACACCATCACTTCAGCACTTTTGATTCCTGGGACGACGACCGTTCGATTCACGATCTCCAATGGGACAGCGCTCGTTTACGACTTCTATGTCGGTCAGTGGAGTGTCTTTACGAATATCTCGGCCGCAGATGCGACCATTTTCGATGGAGTTTATACCTACTTGAACTCGGGCGGTGGCCTCTACGAAGAAACGCCTGGAACCTACACGGACAATGGATCTCCGGTCTTGATCGGACTCACGACATCTTGGCTCAAATTCGCCGACCTTCAGGGATTCCAGCGTGTTTGGGAATTCTACATCTTGGGCGAGTACAAATCTCCGCACACCCTCACTGTCGGCGTGGCTTACGATTTCAATTCTACGGTCGTTCAAAGTGACCCCATCGTAGTCGGATCGAGCATCATTCCTTACCAATACCGCATCAATCCGAAACAAGAACGATGCATGGCGATGCAAGTCACGCTGACCGAAAGTCAATCTGCCAACTACGGAGAGGGGCTCAGTCTGTCTGGCATTTCTTTCAGATGCGGCCTGAAGCGTGGCTTCAACAAGATTCCAGCGGCGCAATATTATGGGTGATTTTGGACATTCGTCCGTATGAGAAGGACTCCCAATGGATCATGCCGAAAAAGCTAAATTTATCCTAGCTTTGCATAAACATAGTTTAAGGGCCTTTGATTCGGGGGGATCGGTCTGGAATGCGCTGACTGGCCAGACGAACTTTCAACCCACCGGACCCAACTATACGAATATCGGCAACCAGGCCGTGGGGAATGCGTTTTCTGAGCAGGGCCAACAGCAAAACCTCGCCAGTCAGCTGCAAGCCGAGTCCCAGGGCGCCGGTCCTAATCCAGCTCAATCTCAATTCATGCAGAACGCCAACCAGATTGGCCAGCAACAGGCCGGTGCGATTGCCTCTCAGAAGGGCATCAATCCTGCTTTGGCAACTAGGCTCGCGACTGAACAAGGCGCACAAGCGAAGCAAGCTGCAGCCGGACAGGCTGCCACACTTCAAGCTCAGCAACAGCTCGCCGCACAACAGCAGCTCGCAGGTCAACAGGCGCAGATTGCAGGAGAGAATCAGGGCCTTTTCGGAACGGCAGCACAGGGGCAAACCGCGAACAACGCCATTCAAGCTCAGATCGCGCAGAATAATGCTCAGAACCAAGCCAATGCGATCTCTGGATTAATTAGTGGAGCTGCATCTGCGCTTCCACTCTTAGCTGCAGCCGACGGCGGCGACGTCGACATTCCCATCCCTTATCCCTCGTCACTCATGGCCGACGGGGGCGACGCAGCGGCTCCGGCAAGTGCTCCGAAAACCGGATTTCTGCCGGCAATAGCTGCATTCGGGCAAGGCTTTGCGCAAGGACGCCAGCCGCAACAACCTGGACAGCAGCCTCAGCAAAACCCCGTTTCTCATCTCGCTCAGTGGCTGAAATCTAAGCCTACAAGCCCGACGCAGCCCGCTCCAGCGGCAGCCCAGCCTATGCCAGGCGCACTGAATCTCGGAAATACCGGCCCGGTGCCGCCGATGCCAGACATGAAAGCTCGCGGAGGATCCATCTATCGCAAAGGCAATATGCAACTGGATGCGAAGGGAGGTCCAGTCAAGGCCGAGAACAAAAGCCAAAAGGCCAAGGTCAAAGATAACTCCTACGCAAACGACAAAGTGCCAGCTCTATTGAGTGAAGGCGAGATCGTTATTCCTCGCTCGATCACCATGCATCCCATGGCTCCAGAGATGGCGGCCCGATTTGTCCACGCAACGCTCATGAAGCGAAAGATGGGACGCGCCGCGTGAAGCCGCTCCCACTCAATATCTCCAAGATGAAGAAAATCGCCGGAGATGAACATTCGAGCACGTTCATGCATCCGGATGGTCACCAAATGATCATTGCGCACAAAAGCGTTTCCGCGCTTCATCGCAAGCAGCTCGAATCACTTCCCATTCATAAAGCCGATGGCGGTGACACCGACGGCGAAACGCTGGGAACCATGATTGGCTATCCTGGCAGCCCTAAGCCAAAGCCCCATATGATGGCCGATGGGGGCGACCCAGAAGAATGGCATGCGCCGGAAGCGCTTCCCGAGCCATCGACAGCTCAGCAAATTGGATCGATGATTCACGACGCCGGAATCCCGCCCATTAATTTTATGAAGGGCATTGCGAATGCTGTCGGTCCGACTATTCGCGATTTTTCACAGGGCATACTGGGATCAGCGAATGCTGCCGATCGCGGTGCTCCTGCTGGCCTTCCTGCACAGCCGCCATCACAAGCCCAGCCGTCTATTCCTGCACAGCCGCCATCTTCTGCACAGCCTCACGTTCCTGGTGCGGACAATTTCATGGGCGATCTATCGAAATATTACTCTGGCGCTCAGAATGCGATCGGACAGCAACAGCAAGTCGATGTCGCGAAAGCGCAAGCTGCCGAACAGGCCCAGAATCAATATTTGAAGGATCGCGAAGCGTTCAATCAACAATCGCAGTCAAATCTTCAACAGCTCATGCAGCACCGCCAGGACGCGATCAACGACTATGCGAATGGCCATATCGATCCGAAATCTTATCTGAATGAGATGGGAACAGGCTCAAAGATAGCGACTGGAATTGGGCTTCTTTTGGGTGGATTTGCCAGCGCTCGAACGGGCAACAACGCGGCTCTTCAAATGCTTCAAAAACGGATCGATCAGAACATCGAAGCGCAAAAACTCAATTCCGATAAACAGCGCAATCTGATTGCCGCCAATCGGGATCTTTATGGCGATCAGATCATTGGAGACAATCAGACCAAGATCAACATGAACGACATGCTGGATCATGAAATCCAGCTCGCTGCTGCTCAGCAGGGCACCCAGCAAGCCAAGATCAATGCTCAGAACGCTCATTTCCAATTGGCTGCGCAGAGCAATGGACTTCTGCAGCAAAACGCCATGCGCGCCTCGGTGCTTCAGCAGCTGCAAAATGGCGGCGCCAGCGATCCGGCGACGCGCCTTAGGCTTTACCAGGCTGCGGGAATGATCACCCCTGAGCAATACGCCCAGGGGAATAAGGAACTCGAATCGGCTCAGGAAATAGAAAAACTCCGCGCGGATCTCCACAACAGCTTCGATGATCTCAACAATCAATTTTTAGCGGGCAAGCTCAGCCCCGCTGATCGTGATTCAGCAATCAACACTTTTTCTGGACGTCTCGCCAAACTGGGCGAAGGACGTTTTAATTTCGATGAAGCCAAACAACAGATGAACGCAATTATGCCTGGAGGATTTGAATCCGGAGCAACGCGCCAAAAGAAGGGCCAGCGCACAGATGCTCTTATGGATACCATGAAAAATACTCCAGTGCTGAATGGCCTTGGGATAACCGTTCCGAGGGCGCATATGGCTCCGATCGGCGGCGGTGGCGTTCAAGAAGGCGCGATCGCCGTAGGCCCGGGCGGCCGCAAGCTTCAGCTCCAGGGCGGTAGATGGGTGCCCTATGGCGGATGAGACCATTCCGCCGCTTCCAGAGGGCTTTCAGATCGTTCAAAGTCCCCCTCCAGCCGCGCCTGTAGCGGATTCGGAAGACAACTCCGACAGCGGCGCGCCGCCGCTACCGCCCGGCTTTCAACTCGAATCTGAGAAATATGGCACTGCGAGTCAGCAAACGCTGGCTGGACTCGAAGGCTTGGCGCAAGGCGTTGTCAGCAAGCCAATTGCGACGGCCGCAGAGCTCGCCTCTGGGCTCACGACGCCTGAAGCGATTCGCGCGCGCGAGCAATACAACCCTTGGACGCATGGAATTGGGGAGGCGGCCGGCTTTGGTGCTAGCGCCTTAACCGGCGTCGGTGAAGCGCCTATCGTTGCGGGCATTGGCGAAGTGGCGGCAAAAAGTGCCGGTCTGGGCGAAGCAAGTCTCCTTAGCCGCATCGCAACACAAGGTATCAAAACGGGCGCTGAAATGGCTGCCCTTCAAGCTTCGGACGAAACAGCAAAGATGATCCGCAATGATCCGGGCCAATCTCTTGGAACCGCCGCCGTCAATGTGGGTCTGTCGGGGATACTGGGGGGCTTAGGCGGCGCTGCAATCGGCGCGGTGAGCCCCCTTTGGAAAGCGTCTATGGAAAAGATCGGCGCTCCGAAGATCCTGGACGACGCGAAAGCACAATATGAGTTTCGGCAGAATCTCCCGAATGGCGGCGATGTTCCTGGCGCGATCACCGATGAACTCAACACGCGGCTTTCTGAGGTTGATGCATTAAGGCGACAGCTCGGAAACATCAAGACCGAAAGCATTTCTCGCGCACTTCCAGATGCAACAGAAGAAAACATCTCTAAGATCGGAGAACAAGCCCAGTCGTTAGCAGAGGAAACACAAAAGAAGATCGATGCACTTGGCGATGATCCGCTAGCTCGCAAGCTTCAAGATCGTCTCAACATCTTCAAGGCTCAAATCGCCCAAGGCGAGCCGTTAGGACTACCGCAAGGATTTACTCCGGCTATACCCAATTTCGAGCAGATTCCAGAGACTGTTCTCACTGCGCCCAAACCGACCCCTCAGCGACTAGCGCAAATTTCCGAGGCCGAGCAGCAAGCACAGGCGGAGAATATCGCCAGGGCGAACGCTGCCGGATACAACCCATATGATCTTTCGCCGAAATATACGCCAGCATCGCCGCAGCAAGTTTTCGATGCGATGAATTCATTCAAAAAACAGCTTCATGAATGGAGTGAGTTCAGTCGGATTGCTCCGCCGCCCATATCTGATAGACCATTTATTTCTGCGGCAAAAGATCTTGGACACACCTATAAGGCCGCATTAGAAAATCCCGAAGTTTGGGGAGAAGCCGCTCAAGTACAGTTGCGGACAAATGCCGCCATCAAAGCATCCATCGATGCTGAAAAAGATGCTCTTTCGAAGTTTACTCAGAAATCGGCCACTGAAGGAATGCGCATTGCCGATCCGACAAAGGTAAACACGCTTGTTAAACAATCACTGAAAGGAACTGCCGGCCTCAAGAGCGATTTCATCAGCCAATACGTCAAAGCGACGGATAACCTAGCCGATACCATCAATCAGGTCTATTCAGACGCTGGGCTCGAAGCTCCGGTAAGACTTACGCCAACGCCAGCACTGAGTCATACGCTTGGCCGGTCCTCACCCGGAACAACGCTTGGCAATTGGCTCTACGATAAGGGACTGGCCTCTCTCGCCGGAAACGCTGCTGGTGCAAGCATTGGAGGCGGTCTTGGCTCTGTCGTTGGACATCCTGTTTTCGGGGCGGCAATCGGTGAAAAGCTACTCGCTCCCGCTCTGACTTCGCTTGCGCAGCCTCTTCTTGAGACCGCAACTCACGGGGCGGGCTTTAAGGGCGCACTCAACTACACGATTTCTGTCATGCGCGGCGACAAGCTCGTCAGCGATGCGACCGCGGCTGTCCTTCGCGGGGCTGCTGAAATCATTCCAAAAGACCTTCTCCCCACTGCACAATCCCGTAAAAATCTCGAAAGCTCTCTTGAGTCTTTGAATGACCCCGAGCAAGCGTCGAATGTCGGGCAAAATTTGACTCCGATGCTTCCCAGCCATGCGACCGCTGCGGCAACGCTAGCTGCGAGTGCAAAAACCTACTTTGACTCACTCGAGCCCAAACAACCCCAGCCGCGGCCTCTTGATCATCCCCAGCCCGTCAGCAAATACAAACAGGCTGTTTTTGACCGTCAGCTCGACATTGCGCAGCAACCCCTTTTGGCGCTGAAATACGCGCGCAATGGGACGCTCCAGGCGCAGGATGTGGGCACTCTGAAGGTGCTCTATCCGCAGCTTCTGGCGAAATTCACGCATCAGCTCACTAATGAAATTGCTGAAGCAAAAACGAATGGCGTTCATATCCCCTATCCACGACTTCAAAGCCTATCTCTTTTGATGGGCGTTCCGTTGACCTCGCTTGCTACTCAGCCGGTGATGGCCAATATTGCTATGCTCAATGGTCCCTCCGGTCCGCCTCCTGCGCCCCAAGGTAAGCCGCGCAAAGTTTCGCAATCGACCGCAAAACTTCAGGAAAAAACAAATCGTCTTTATGCAACTCCGTCCCAGGCTCGTCAAGAGGGACGACTCAATGAGTAATCCTTGGACATTTATCCGTAGGTGAGAAGGAACGTCTATGTCGAGCTATCGCGTACTTGGGCCAACTCCAATCGTTCCTACCGGCGCAATGGCCAGTACGAACACCATTCATTCCCAAGTGTTTGACATGCGCTCCCTCGAAGGCGGTGCTTTTGCTCCAGCCTGGTCCAACAATCCTTCCGGAACATTCATTGTTGAGGTTTCGCTCGATTACATGCCGAATCCGAATGGAGGCACTCCGCTCAATGCTGGCACATGGAATAACCTAGGCGCCTCTGTCAGCGGCAATCCGGCAGGAAGCTCCGGAAGCACCTACATCCCGGTGTATGCCGCATGCACCGCTTTTATTCGATTGACCTATACAAACTCTAGCGGTTCGGGCGTTCTTTCCGGCTCCTTCATAGGGAAAACGCGTGGCTAGAATTCTTGCGGCGATTTCACTTCTGCTCTCGTCTCTTTCGGCGCAAGCCTATACGAATGGATATGCACCCTTTGGCGACATCCATTGGCAAGCTCCGGTTTCCAGCGTTGGTGCGCTTCCATCCTCTGGCAATGCGACGGGTGATGCTCGAATTGAAACGACCGATTTTGCAGCCTACGTCTGGACCGGATCGTCATGGATTCTTTTGAGCGGCGGTGGCGGCGGCGTCACTGGGCCAACAGGTTTGACTGGGGCGACCGGCCCTAGCGGATCATCGGTTACTGGCGCTACAGGCGCAAGTGGGTCTCCTGGCCCAACCGGACCTGGTGGAGGCTCTACCGGTGCGAGCGGATATACGGGTGCAACCGGTGCAACTGGAATTACTGGCGCTGGTTCGACTGGAGCAACTGGCGCATCAGGAACAAACGGTACAAATGGCACAAATGGATCTACTGGTTTAACTGGCGCAACAGGCGCTACCGGAGCCACTGGCGCTACCGGAGCAACCGGCTACACTCCATCTGGACTTAATACGAATGGAGCCGTTTATGCGGCAAGTTCCAGTACGCTTTCCAGTACTACAGTAGGTAATGCTGGACAGGTTCTGACTAGCAATGGAAGTGGGAATGCGCCAACTTACCAGGCCCCAAACACACAGACATATTATTTAGGATCTCAAGTTGGAGCAGGTGGCGGATGGAGCACAACATCAACAACCTATGCAAATCCTTCGGTAGCAACTACGTCCAATACGCTGACGCAAATTCAGTCTCAGGGCTTTTCTAGCGTTGTGGCAGAAAGCACCAAACTTCCCGCTATTACAGTAAATTTTCCATATGTTGGTTGCTATTTGGTCAGCACCTCTCTTACAGCAGTAAATGCGACATCCGGACACACTATTTTTGCGCGTCTTTACGATAAAACTAATTCGGTTGTAATTAACGCTGGAACAGCAATGACAGCGCAAGGAAATGCCGAAGGCGGCCCATCTACTTTGGTCGGGCTAGAATGCGTATCATCCACAGGAAGTGCTACATTAATTATCCAGCTGGCGACAGATAACGCGTCAGACGCCACGAGTATCAATCAGAACAGCTCTACTCCGATCACGTGGGCTATCCATGGTCTATAAATACATCGCAATTATCACAGTCCTTCTTTCCAATGCGGTCTTCGCATACGCTGGCGATTTATTAATCTCAGCTGGAGTCGGTCAAAATATCCTTGATCGCAACGGCATTCCATTTGAGCGAGTGGGATCTATCGGATACTGCTATGGTCTAGGGCCAGATCTCTTCATTAAACCGGAAGCAGGATATTTCGGCGCACTCGCTGGAGATGGACTCTCATCAGGATGGATTACTTCAGTGATTGGCGTAAAAGCCACATCTCAAGTTGGTCCTCAGCTTCACATCGGACTTGGGCCTTCCTATCTCACGACTCCGGACAACATCAAACTCTCTGGCCATTTTCAGTTCACGCTGGAGGGCGGAATCGGGATGGTCGATTCGACAGGAAAAGTCTCCATAGGACTATCCTGGCACCACATTTCTGATGCCGGCATTGAGCAGCCGAACCTGGGCCGTGACTTCATCATGGTCGAATTGGGGATATTGAATCTATGAGCACTCCTGCAAGCAGAAATCAGATTCCGGACGAATCAATCCTCGATATCAACGGTAAGCAAGCTTATCTTGGGAACGCCTATAAAGCGCCCACGGGTCTCGTGAACGGCAACACGATGACTGAGACACCGCTGATTCTGATCCAAAACGGGACGGCCAATGCCCTTCCGACCGCAATTGCGGCGTTCATTCAGTCCATTAAGCTGGGATGTGATACCTCGACTGCGTTGGCGACGTTCAAATTTTACACCGCATCAGCCAGCATCAGCAGCGGAAGCGCCATCACTCCGGTCAATGCGCGCCCGGCAAATGCCAATACCAGCGCCATGACGGTGACGAAAGCGCCCACTGTGGGGACCAAAGGCACCTTGATTGATGAGATTTGGACGAACGGAACGGTCGTTCTGGATTCGGAGCTTCTTGTTCTTGATTCCGGCCAGTCTCTTCTCATTACGCAACAAGTCAGCGCCAGCGCCGACGTCCAGGCAACCCTGGGGTGGTATGAGCGATGAGACTTTCTCCTCTGGGCCTCAAGATGCTCCAATCTCGCGAGTCTTGCCGCCTGGAAGCCTATCAGGACGACGCGGGCATATGGACTATTGGTTGGGGTTCAACCGGGCCAGGAATCGCGTCTGGAACGATTTGGACGCAAGCGCAGGCCGATCAGAATTTGATTTCAGCGATTGAGGCCATCGAACAATCCATTGCGTGCATGGTGACCATTCAGGTGAGTGATGACGAATGGGATGCCCTTGTGTCCTTTGCCTACAATGAAGGACTCGGCGCGCTACATGATTCTCAGCTTCTCGCCGAACTCAACCGTGGAAATATTACAGAGGCGGCCAATCAAATGATGCATTGGGTCTTTGTGAAGGGTGAGCCTGACGATGGGCTCTACAAGAGGCGCAAATCGGAGCGCGCGCAATTCCTAGGACGTCTGTAACGAAAGGAACGCTTATGCAATGGATCATCGCTCATTTGACTCAGATCGGAACAGCGACGCTCACGCTCGCAGAATTGATTTCTCTTTTCCTGAAAAATGGAAACGGCACTATTGCTGGAATTATTACCGCTTTGCGTGATGTTGGCGCCAAAGACGTTGACGGCAAATGACTGCCGCAGCCGCGCTCGCATTCCTGAAGTTCTTGATTACCTTCATCATAGGATGGTTTTCCCATTCAGGACTTGCCGCGCTCGCTAATTCTCAGGCCAAGAACGAAGCTGCAGAACAAAAAGCTCAGGATCCCGCTCAGGGAAATGATGTCTCTGATCTCGAGGACATATGACCTTAAAACAAGGAATCATCCTTTTTTTTTCTCTTTCGCTTTGGGCTTGTGCTTCATTGAACCAGAGTCTCCCAAAGGTCACAGTCGAGCCCTGGATTGTAGTTCCCAGTTCAACTTTGAATCCTGCCTATCTCAGACATCACGACTCCAAGGGAGATCTGAAGCTCGACTTCGATCACGCCGGCGGATTCGTTTGCTATTCGCCCGACGATGATCTGATTTGGCGAAATCGCATGTCCGCCCTGGAGGCCATTCAGGCAAGCCCATGAATGACAATGCCAGAAATCTTATTGAAGTCTCTCTGGCTGTTCTCGGGATCACCGCAATTCCCATGGGTGTTTGGGTCGTTTCGACTATGTTCAAGATCAAGCAGGACATCGCAGTACTTGAAGAACGAATGAACACTCGGTTTGACAACATCAAGTCGATGCTCGCGGAACGGCGTCCCCGTAGTTGAAATGTGCCCGAGCAGTGGACGCACGTATGCTAAAGAGATGGCCGATTTCTTGCTTCTGACTTCTTGAGGGATTCATCCCTTTTGACTACGTTACTTCTTCCAGTGCTCTGAGACGGCAAAGCGATGAATCCACTCTCAGCCCGAGACGGGTTGCTAGTCCGTCGTTCTATTACCCTGGATTTAACCAGAGGGGTCCGTCTAACTGGATGACTGAAACGTGCCCTCACAGCGGCGCGCCGTCATGCTTCCCGATCTTCCGCGGCGAGTTTGCCCGGTCGTATGCTACAGGATCGCTCCTGGAGGCTGTTTAGGCCCACGCGCGTATTGGCAAAGGCTCGCCACGCGCGATGTACGTTTTCGAGAAAAACGCTTTGATTCATCAAAAAATGGCTTGATTTGTCCGCTAAAATTACGGATAAAGGCGTCATTCTTGTTTGATGAATCCATGCAGGAATACCTCGAAGCCGGTCGCATTTCAATATGCGCCGGCTTTTTTATTTTGCACAATGCGCGCGATAACGCGGACGCACGGAGTCCTATTTGATGCGGCGTCGGTTCTTGACCTTAAGACACTTCGGACAAGGATCCCAAATTTCATCAGTCCAATTGCCGCTGGGCCGATAGAAGCCATGTTTGGGGCATTCGAGAGAACCGGAAAGTTTAAACCAAAAACGTTTGAAAAATGCGGTGAATAGATTCACTCGTCGTTAGACTTGTCCAATGAAGATTTTACTGTCTTCGTTCGCTTCGGCTTTTTCAATTTATAGCACCCAACATAACGGCCACGAAATAATGCATAGCCCCGCCAATCTGGCGCCCAAATATCATGTTGCAGCCGGAGGCGCCATTTGCGCGTGTGATGTTTGGCTTTGAAATAAAAGGCAAAGTCTTTTCCGAGAACAACAAATGTTTGCGGACTAACGATTATCGCATTTCCACGAAAGCGGGGAATATCCATTTTCATCTCAAGCGCAATCGGGCTGTCTATACCGGACGGCTTTGTCATCGTCTTACCTGGACTATTCTATACCGCAGCGCCGTTTCAGACCTTCATAAAGGGCATCCACGACCGCGCGGGCTTCCTGTCGCTGTTTTAGGCGACGAAGATACTTTTTTCTGGCTCGTCCCTTTTTTGCGCCGGCTCCGCGAAGCGGACGCGCCGCATAGGGAAGTTTGCCAACAAATCGGATCAAGAAACTACCTCGCACGTATTATCTTGAAACGGTTATTTCGGCTTCGGGATGTTCCTCACAAGCCCTCAGATATTCTTCCACCCAAGGGACAAAGTGCTCGTATAGGCCCCATCCGTTCGGCGCATTGAACGCCCTGAACTTCTCTGGGTCGGCCTTCATTGCAGCGAGCCCTTTGCGCAGCGGTTCGATGAGGTCTACTGCCTTTCTAATCTTCAGTTCCTCGGGGCGCCATAGATGCTGATAAATGCCCGCAGCATCCGCCATCTTGACCAAGTTGTGTGTGATATTGGACGAATAAAGATAGTCCAGCGGAGCTTTACCACTACCGCCGCATTCTCGGCATGGCCCGGGGTCAGTTCCTTCGGGCGGATAGAGATATACGTCTAAACTCATACAATAATCCCTTCTTAGGCTTATTCCGCTGGCTCGTAAGTCACGGCGAAAATGTGCGGCCTGCAGGGGTAGCGTTCGCCAGCAATGCCGGTAATTACCCAGTCGCCGGGGCATACCCGGTGCCCATCCTCAAGCGTGTCGATAAACCCGTGGTCGTGCATAATCTCGCCGCACTGGTCGCACTTCTGGTAGTCGGTCACGTTAGGGTGGCGGAAGTACCGAACCACCTTTCCCTCGCGCGGCTCCTTTGGAGTCTCGCCCGTGTCCTCGAATGGCCGGAACGTGTCGTCTTCCGGGTGGTCGCCATTCTTGAACCATTGGACCGCCTCGATGATTACAGGCTTCTTTCTATACTTTGCCATTTCACTCTCCTTTGTCTGTTGCCCGCCAGGTTAATCACGGCAGCCTATCGAGCCGGCCATAAATATCGCTCAGGTCCACGGAAATCTGCACCAGAAGCCTCGCTATGATGCGGAAAATCTCCAGGTTCGTCTCCTCGTCCTTGCACGCCTCGATAGCATCGTGTTGTTCTTCTACCCAACTTTTAGCCATGTTCACTCCGATAAGTAACTGCTAGGCAACCGCTCGCCAAGTGAGTTTGCCTGTTTCCGCGTTCATGTATAGGTTCTGCCGCTCTAAGCGGAATCGCCTGAGGTTGAACACCAATCTGTCAAAAACGTCGAATCTCCAAAGTGTCATTTCTTGGTCTCTTTCTTCTCTTCTTGGCGCTTCACCCATTCATCGTACGGAATAGCCTCAAGCCCACACGGACAGAAAACCGGACCGTTATAGAGAATCATCCCGTGGTCTATCCCACACTGCCACACCCGCATTTTGTCGAGCTGGTATAGTGGGTACTTCTTTGAATCGTCGTCTTGCTTCATAAGCGTTCTAGATGACTTTCGTCGAATCCAGTCGCCGCCGGGCCCAATCTCGAACCGCTTGCCGACATAGGCTCCGATGAGCTTACCGAGCCCGATACCGACCATCGCCAAAAGACCCCACTTCACCCATCCACCATCCCATAGAACAAAACTTTCCATTTCAGTCTCCCTTGTCGGTTGCGCGTCAGGTAGATGCCATCAGAAATCCAAGACAAAACGCTTTCCGAGCAAGCGGAGTATCAAGGTGAACGCGCACATCTTTACCCATCTTGTTGTATTCCAGTTCCACGGCTTTTACCCATGCGGCGCGAGCAGGGGTTGCCATCGGTCCCCTGTCTTCATCGAAGAACTTTGCTTGTCCATGGCGCTCAAAAAATTCACGTTCTCTTTTGTGGGACTCTTCTAAAGCTGTCATCATTTCGGGTGTAATTTTCATATTCATCGCTCACACTCCTTTCACATAAATATTTGACTAGCAGTCACCCAACCACTCATGAGGCGGACTCCCGTACGTGTGGCCCTACCGCTCAAAGTTAGGTTGCACTGGCTTTTAAAACGGTCCCAATGGGTAAGCCCACCCGATTGTTCGCCCGCCGTTCCGGGGGAGCCATCACCGACAGGGCTCGGTGGACTCGATGCTGGTTCGGGGATTTCGCCCCTAGCTACCCTGTGCATGACACTTTTAATCTCCTTTGTCGTAAGCCTATTGGGACTCTTCTATCTGACCAAGCAGAAAGCTGAGTCGATTAATGGCCTCGGTAATGATTGTGTCTTGCGCTTCAAGCCCCTTATTCTTGTCTTCCATGTATCGCTCCAGTTCATAACAGGTAATAGCGATGCGCTCTCGGGCCAACCCGGTGAGGTCTTTATGCTTGGCTCGCAAGGCCGCGAGCATTCCGGCTATCCTTGTTCGCTCATCCATCTTCAGGCTCCTTCGTGGCTAATGCCGCTTCCCACAACTGCTTGGGTTCTAACGGCGCTTTGTCTGCTCTCTTACGGCTTGGCCTAGACCACGAACCGCCTCCAGTCACCTTCACAAATTTCCATCCCGCAGCCTTCAGCGACGTTCCCGGTTCGGACTCAAGGATGTAGGTGATAATCCGCTTGTACCCCATCGCCATAGCCGCCCTGCGAACCGCCGCATATAGGAAACTACAGACGTTTTTCGTCCCGTTGGTACAGAGCCGAGTCACTTCAGCGGTCCAACCGTCGTCACTCATCCTGGCGACCGGGCGGGATACCACGGCTACACCAACGAGCTCGCCATCCTTCATGGCCCCGATGCCAAACTTCCAGCCCACGGGCGGCTTATGGTGCCTGTGATACTTGGCGATGTATTCTTTCGCCTGTGCAAAGGTGAGGGGTACGGCTTCCATGCTTAAGACTCCTCTCCAGCTTTTTCTGTATTCAAACGCTTCTCCGCAGTTTCGCCATGGCTGGACACTTCTCGGATTTCGTAAACGGTTTTTCCGCTCACCTGGCTTGTCGGGTCCTTATTTTCGAGCACAGCCGTTCCCGTTTCCAACAAGCTCCGCGCCTGCGCCTTCAGGTCTGGGTGCTGCGCCAGCCGCTCGATATACCAAGCAAGCCAAGGCCCATCGATGTTGCTGTATGTGGTCGTCACAACCAGCGCTTTCATTCCGACTCCTTACGTATAGTTTCTGCTTCGGAGGAGTGTGCTGCTCCAAAAAGACTCTGCTGCGTTTGTGCGGCGACGGCCGCCGGATTCAGCCAAAGCACTTCCGTCCTGGCGTTCGCACCGTCCGCATACGTGTTCTTCTTTCGCTTCTCCCACCCGAGTTCGTCATAGAGCGGATTGTCATAGCCGCAAAGAACGACCATCGCCTTCATGCCCTTCAGAAGCGTGACCAACTTGGCGTGATCTTCGTTGGTCATCTCGAACACATAGCCATGCTTCTCGTTCCGAGTGTCGTGGACATACGGCGGATCCACAAAGAATAGCGCCTCGGGGCTGTCGTGAAGCGCCATCAGCTCAAGCGCGTCCCTGTTCTCAACCGCAACGGTGGCCAGGCGCTCATGAAACGCCGGAACCGCATCCCAGTAGCTCACCCACTCCGTCGGCGGTGTCGTCCCGCGAAGTGTCGTGAGCAAAATCGAACGGAAACCGGTCTTGGCGCCTCCAGAGACACTGTTTCCACCGAAACCCATGAAGGCGCGTATGATCGTGCGCCTGGCGACCTCTACGGGCTCGCTAGAGGCATTAAAAGCGTCGTCGTACTCCAGTCTAGCGAATGGTGTGAGCCGCAGTGCACGCTCAAGCTCTACGGCTAGGACCGGATTCCTCAGCACGCGAAAGACATTCACAATCTCGGCGTTCAAGTCGTTATAGACCTCGTGATAGCAAGTCGGCTTGCGCATCAGTACCGATGCGGCGCCCCCAAACGGCTCGATGTAAATTTCATGTGGCGGCAGATTCTCGATTACCCACGGGGCAAGTATCCACTTGCCGCCGAAATACCGCAGAACTGGCCTTTCAACCTGAGCCAATCACTCCCCCTTGTCAGACACGTCGCAAGTACGTGCTAGCTCCACACGACGGTCCGTTCCGGCAGCTTCACGTCGTTCGTCTTCGCCCATTCGCGGATCCATCCTGCGGTGAT